AAAGGAACCAGACAGGCCCGCCAACTCGGCCAGCAGACGGGCTTAATCTTCAAGTTCTTTGTTCGCCGCCTTCGCACCGGCCCCGCTGTCCACGAACGACTTCAGCACAGCGTCAGAAAGACTTTGCGCGCTGCGCTTGGTTTCTTCGGCCTCGCCGCGCGCGGTCTTGCCAGCGCTCATCATGCGCTGTTCCCAGGCGTCAAACGCGGCGCGGCGCTTCTCGGCATCTGCCGTCATGTCGCGCCCGATCTGCGCGGCCTGCGAGAAATTGCCGGTGACGAATGCCGTAGCCTGCGCGGCCAATCCGCCGATCTCTACCGCGATACCGTGGATCACGAACGCCACGTTGCCGCCGATCACGATCAGCGCGCGCAGTGTTTCGGTCAGGATGTTGAACGGCGTTTCGGTTTTGTTGGCTTCTGCCGTGACTTCCGTCAGGCTTTTCACCAGCTCGGTCAGCAGCGGCAGCATGTCGCCGGCCAGGTTGGACGCCGTGCCCATCAGGGCCAGCTGCAACTCAGACATCGAATCGTTGAAGGCGTCGGCCATTTCGGCGTCCAACTTCGTGATGCCCGCCAGCTCTTCGCCGCGCGTGACCATATCGCCAATGGCCTTTGACCCTTCGGCCAGCGCGGGCGCGGCACTTGCCCAGCCCTTGCCCAGCGCCTCTGCGGCCACGGCTGCGCGCAGCTGCGGGTCTTCAATGCTGGTGAAGATATCGGACAGCTGCTTGAATGCCTCCAGCGGGTCTTTGGCCGTGATGCCGATCTTGGCGAATTTTTCCGGCGCCTTGCCCATCTCCAGCGTGAGCTTGTTCATGGCCTGCGCCATGCCGGTCAGGTCGCTGCCAGTCTGTTTGGACATCAAGCTGATACCGGCCAGTTTGCTCACCGCGATGTCGGTGGTCTTGTTGAGGTCGTTCAGTTGGTCCTGGAAGTCAATGGCGCTCTTGATCCACATGCCAAAGGCGGCGGCACTCAGGCCGCCACCGATGCCGCCCAGCGCATCACGCATTTGCGCCGCGGCATTGTCAAAGCCTTTGGCCGTGCGTTGCACGATGCCAAGGGCCTTGTCCATGTCTTGGCGCAAGCGGGCGACGTCGGCCGCCAGAGATATTTCCAAGGACCCGGCGTTCACGGCTGAGCCCCTTTCTGTGCGGCGAGACGGGCAGCAGACCACGGTCGGCCCTTCTTCCCTGCGCTTAGTTTCGCGCGAACCTCGGGACTTGCCATAGCTGCGGCATGGGCGGCCCTCTGCGCATCAGATTGCGGCTTGCCTTTAAGGGCTGCGCTGATCTTGGCGCGCTGCTCAGGCGTGATGATCCGGCCACGATGTGCCGCGCTGAGCTTTGCGCGCGTTTCATCGCTGCACGGCCGCCCGGTCAATGCCGCAACAATCTTTGCCTTGAACTCGTCAGATCGGACCAAGCCCTTGTTGGCTTTGCTGACTGCGGCCGCATGCTCCGGGCTTATTTTTCGACCCTTCTGAGACTCGCTGATTCGCGCGCGCGCCTCCGGGCTGCGTTTTTTTCCGGTGTTTGCCGCTGCTATCTTGGCAATCGTTTCCGGCTTCAGCGGAATGCCACGGCGCGCGGCAGCGTTGGCTTCACGCTGTTCCGGCGTGCGCTTCCGTCCGGTGTTCTTGAGTGAGATGCGCTTACGCGCGTCCTCGGAAAGCGTATGGCCTCGGCTCTTCGCTGAAATCTTCGCGCGTGTTTCAGCGGAAGGGACCATGCCAGACGCGCCCTCCCCGCCGTCACTCATGTTGCACAGCGGGTGCCCCATGTCCCGGAAGCACGCGATCAGAAAGCGCTCGTGCTCAAAGGCTTCGGATTCGGTTGGCCAGCGCGCCGCGACATCCACTTGCAGGCCATGCTTGGCGGCGGTACGCGCCCAGCGTTGATTTCTGCCCTTCGTGGAATAAGCGCGCGCACCTTTGCCCTTGCCAACATAGAACACCTTGCCGTCATCGGCTCGGGTGTGGATGTACGTGTAAAAACCAGCGTTCATTCGATGGCGTCCTGGTTACATCGCGCGCAACGTGTCGCGCATGGATTGCGCGGCCTGCTGCTTCGCTTTGGTCATGTCGATTTCTTCAACCCGGTACGGTGCCGGGCGCGTGCGGTCACTGGCGCTGTGCAGTTCGGCAACGAATGCTTGCGACAGCTCGCGCAGGGTCTGCGCCTCCAGCCGCGTCAAGCGCAAGCCGTTGGACTGTTGCCATGCCCTGATTTCCGCGTTGCTCAGCGGCACAAGACCCTGCCCGGTCTGCATGCCCGGCCCGGCGTCGTACAGCCAGGTTAGAAACCTGTGCCCGGCCAGAACCGGGGGCATTGGCGGATTGATGCCGCTGTCCGTCATGCGCGTCATGCGGCTGCGCCTGTCGGGCGGCGGCGGCTTGGCGCTTCCTTTTGGCTCGGGCGGGTCAGGCACGGCGCGAAGCCATGCCATCTGCCGCACGTGCAGGATCAGGTCTGAGCACTCGGCGGCAAAAAATTGGCCCAGTCCCCCTGGAACTTCAGCACCTGGTTGGTGATGTAGCCCAGCTTCGTGTTGCCGTAGATTTCAGCGGCAGAAACCGGGAAGTTGCGCACTTCCTTGGTGACGGCCGCCAGCTTCTTGATCTGGGCGGCGCGACGCTCGGCCACTTCATCCTTGGCGGTCTTGCCGCGAAGCGTCTGCATCATGCGTTCGCTGTTCACGCGGTCAATTTCGACCTGGGCCTTAAAGTCCTGCTCGGAGCCGGGTCCGTACAGCTCAATTTGCACCGGCTGGCCGTTGTGGATCATGGGCTGGCCGTTGGGCAACAACACGTCCATGACGGCCGTGTCAGATGCCTCGAATTGGGCGATGTCAAAAGCGCCGATTGGGTCGGCCTGGATCTGTGATGCGTTCATGAAAATTTCCTTTCGCGGGGAGGTTGAAAAGCCCGTACCCAGCCCCGCCTCCCCCGCGAAGGAGAGAACGGGGCCAGGTCGTGGCAACGGGGTGGCCTGGTGGCCGGGGATCAGGTGGCGGCGACGATCACGGGCGCGCGGCAGACTTCAAAGTCCACGGCGATCTTGCGAACGTCGTCCACAGCGCCGTCCTGGAATTCGCGCTTGCTGACCAGCACGTCCAGGTAGTGGATTTCGGCGGTGGATTCACCAGCGCGGGTCGGGTAGGTGATCTTCACGGAGTAGCGCGCCGTCGATTCGGCCGCCGCTTCGATGATGTCCTGACCGGCATCGCTGGGCAGGTTGCCGATCACCAGGTTCATGGTCCCGTAATTCTTCGAGCCCTTGAACTTTTGGACGACCGAATTGGCGATGGCCGTGAACGTGGTGACGTTCGCGGTAACGCCGTGGTTGCCGAAGTTTTCGATTTCGCCCACGGTCGTGTAGGTCATGCCCGTGGCTCCGTAGCCCGCGGCGTTGTAAGTGGCGGGCAAGCTGGCGCTGATCGCCAGCGTTGCGCCGCTCATTGTGTGGAGTACTGTTCCTTCTGCCATGATTGATTTCCTTTCGAGAATGAAAAAAGCCCGTCTGCGGAAATCGCGGCGGGCGGGCTTCCCCTTGCGGGGAACTGGACGCAAAAAAGCCCGCATGCGGCGGGCTGTTGCTTGTTTGGTTTAGGCCTACTCGGTGTAGGTCACGCGGTAATCAATGGACCCCATATACAGGCCGGCTTCGTCGGTGAAGTCCGGGCCTTCGGTGTCAATCAGGATGCTGTCCACGGCCACGCCATTCACGGAGCCACGGGAACGGGGCAGCGCGGCGCGCACCAAGGCCTGGACGGATTTCTGCGTTGCGTAGCTGCCCGCCATCACAGTGACCTGAACGCGCGACACGCACAGCTTGGACGCGGCATTGACCATCTGCGGGCGCACGGTGGATACATGGGTGACGCTGATCGCCGGCAGTTCAATGCCCTGCGGCAGCACGCCGCCGATGATGCGCGCGGCCGGAACCTGCGCGTTCAGGGTGGCGTTATTCGACAGCAGGTAGCGGACGGCTTTTACGTCAGACACGCTTGGCCTTCTTGCCGTAGTTGGTCGCCGGCATCTCGGGCAGGCTTTCGCCGGTCCCGTTGCCCATCACAAAACGCTCCACGATCACACCGCGCGCCGTCAACTCGGCTTCCAGAGCCTTCAATGCCTCGGCCAGCCCGATGTATGCGCCGGTATCAACTTCGTCATCGTGCCAACGGCGCTGCGTTTCTGGCTCAAAGCCCGCCAGGATGATCCTGGACGCACCCATCAAGGCAGCTATGCGCACGGCGGTCAGGCCGCTGTTATGGATCTCGATTTCATGCCCCGGCGCAAGTTGTACACGCTCCCAGCGGGGACCGATGTACAGCGCGTCTAGGTCGTCGTCCAGCACGCCGGTCACGCGCATACCGGCGAAGTCACGGTACTCCTGCGGCCAGTTTCCATCCATCGCTACCAGCATGTCCGCGTCAGGCGCCAGGCGGTGGGTGTGGTTGACAACGATGCGGCGATGTTCGCGCAGGGCGTCGGCCACTTCCTGGCTCATGTTCTGGCCGGATGCCATCACGGCCACGGTCTGGCCCTGCCAGTCGGGGGTGATTTTCCAGGTAGTGGTCATTCGGCTTCAATCTCCACGGATGAGGTATCCAGCCCGTTCTTGGTGGCCAGACGCCGTTTCATGTACTGCGCAGCGGCGACTACAGCGTCCTGCGCGCGCCCGTCCAGCGCCGGGCGCAGGAACGGCTTTGGCCTGGCGCCGGGGTGCTGCACGCCTTTGACAAACAGGCCACCGAAGAACAGGCCCTTTTTCGACTTCGCAACGATCTTGTGCGCCGCCGTGCCGTACTCAAGCCATGGAGCGATAAATGCGTGCTTTCCAGTGGCCTTGACCTTGGCCGTCACGCGGCCCCTGCGGCTGTTGGTCGTGACCTTCAGGCCGTCGCGCAGCAGACCGCTGTCCACCGGGACGTTGGCCTTGGCCTCTGCCATCACGACATTGGCCCCGGCACGCAGCGCGCCGCGCAGGACGCTCTGCTCCACCTTGGCGGGCAGTTGCTGGAGGAACTTGTTCAGGTCTGCCAGGCCCTTGACTTTTACATCCGCCATCAGGTCGCCTCACCGGTCGTCGTGAAGTCAGCCGCCATGAACTCAAGCCCGAATTTCCGCCCAAGCTCCACCGGCTGGGCAATGATCTTCAGCACGCGGTCACTGCGGTCCAGGTAGATCACCCGCATGGCGCTGTTGATGCCTGGCACGTACCGCATGCGCACGCGTGCCGGGCGCTCAGCAATGCGGATGCCGTCGGCCTGGCTTTCGCCGCGGCTGGGAAGCACTTCTTGAACCGTTGCCCAAAACGTCCCGAAGGTCGTCCATGCGCCCGGCTGCGGCCCGTAGTCACCGTCTGTCGTGCCTTGCTGCTCAATGCGGATGCGCCGGTCCAGCGGCCCCAGGTCTGGCATCACGAAAAGCTCCAGTCCTTGATGGTGTTCAGCAGCGAATCGCGGGCGGCTTCCATGGCCTCGCGCTCGGCCGGCGTGAACACGTTGCGGGGGTAGGTCAGGCCGATGTGCATCAGCAGGCCCTGCCGCACGGCCTTGGGCAGAACGGTGTATTCAGCCCCTGCCCCGGTGGCCGCGTAGCCTGTCACGTAGCGGATGCGCACCGCGTCGGGGATGTCTTCCGTGGTTGGCCAGTAGTTCCCGCTGGTCGGGGCAATGGTGCGCGATTCGCCGTAGGTGCTCAGGGCGTAGGCGCTGCCTTAAATTGTCTGCTCGGTCCCGCTGGTGTCGGTGTACTTGATGCTGGTGATGCTGGCCACCGGGGATCGCGGCAGGTCGATCCGGTCGTCGTCGCTGTCCGGGAACTCGTCCAGCGATGCTTCCAGCGTTTGCTGCGCCAGCGCGCGCTTGGTGTACTGTTCGCCGTACTCGCGGGCGGCCGTGATCAGGGCGTCAATGATGGCGTCATCAGGGTGTGAGCCGCTCATGTCGTCCAGGCCCAGGTGCAGCTTGGCCTCGGCCCGGGTGATGGGCTCGGTGGCCACTGCGGTGATGACTTTGAATTTCATGCGCGTGTCCTATGAAAAAAGCCCTCGCGGGGAGGGCTTTTCACGTAGTGGCCTGGTATCAGGCCGCCACGCCGGGGCCGATTGCCGAAGCAATGACCGATGCGTGCTGCGTCGTGGGGCGCAGCTCGGCGGTGTACTGGATCGCGATGATCCCGCCGATCACAGCGTCTGCGGCGGTGCGCGTCAGGCTGGCGAACACGTAACGCAGGGCCGGGTCGTACACGTCCACCATCAGCACCTTGCTGTCGGCGCTGGTGCCGTCAGCGGTGAATGCGTCGGTGGCCTTCTGCGTCACGGGCGTGGGGCTCGAAACGCTGTTCGCGCTGTTGCCCTTGACGGTCAGGGTCAGGACAGACGCCGTGGTGACATCGCCGGTCAGGGCAATGAACATCACGCCGTCATAGCCCTGCATGTCCAGGACATCAGTGACGAGTTCGGTCTGCGCTGCTGCTGCGGCGGCTTCCACCACCGTCACCTTGATTGCTTTGGAGAGATTCATGATTTTTTCCTTAAATGTGGGGTTTTGAAGCGGGCCGGCGCTCAGGCCGGCCCAGCCGATCAGGTCGAGAACTTCAGGAACTTCACGGCCTCGAAGTTCACCGCGCCGCCGCCCGTGCGCTTCGTGCTGTAAAACACGACATACGGTTTCGCGGTGAAGGGGTCGCGCAGCGTGCGGATGCCCATGCGGTCCACGATGGTGTAGGCCTCGGCAATGTCACCGAAGGCCAGCGACAACGAGCCGGTGGCGATGGCGGGGACGTACTGGTCCACGCGCGCCGGGTAGCCCAGCAGGCGGTCGGGCTGGCCCATCTGCAGGGAAGGCTCCCACAGGTAGCGGTCGCTGGTGGCTTCCTTCATCTTGCGGATGGCGGTACGCACCTCGCGGCGCATCAGCCAGCTTGCGCGCTGCAGGTACTG